AAATCTTTATAATTTAGCTTCATTTTCGTACGTTTCTATATAAATATATTATATGAGTTCCTTTGATAAATTCAACAGTCTTTATGACAGAATATACAAGTTAGATGAAATGGCAGATAGCTTTAAACGTACCGTTAAAGGTGCTGCTGGTGGTGAAGATGGTTTAAACATAATGCTTAAAGCTTATCGCAATGAGCGAACTGGAAAACCTGTAGGAGCTGTTTCAAGAATTAAAAATCTAATAGTACTTAGAGCTCTATATGATAAAGACTACATTAATGATGAACAATTTCAAGCTTTGGCGAAAAAAGCTACATCATCTAACTATATTGCTAACACCCTAAAAGATATCAACCCTGAAGCTCATGAAGTACTTTTTGGGGTACAGCAAAAAAGTGATGATATTATTAAGCATATTAAAGTTAATGCTAGAGACATGCTTAACTTCGGCCTTACTAATTTACAGGGTAAAACTTATGCTGAAGTACAGGAAGACGAGCCTGTAGATACAGATGCAAAGAAGTTAGAAGACGAAGTAACTGATGAAGTTATTAGATTAGCAAAGGGCTTAACATCAAGTGATGTTGAAGATACTATTCTTGATTTTGATGAAGCTGATATTTATATTGATATACCCGACCAAGATATTAAACGAGATGTATCATCAAAGATTACTGATTACTTAAATAAGCAGGGGCTAGAAGCTGGAGTTTCTGGTGTAGGTGTTAACGTACAAGCACCAGTAGGTTTTTATGGCGATAGAAACATGAGAGATACATTCCGTGATATGTTTACAGGTAAGGTTATGGAGATAGATGGCTCGATTCCGGAGGCGGCTATTAAGGTTAAATTTACAGATGCTGGTGGTACTTATGAAGATAACGAGAGTGATAATAGGGAGCATGGTTCAGTTGAAGAGCATTACCCAGAAGAGAAAGATCCACGAACTGCAGGAGGAGAGATGAATAGAGATAGTGAAGAGGAAAGTGTTAAGCAAGAAGTACTTGATGCTTGTAAAGAGCATGCTATTGAGTTAGAGGACCCGACTAGTTCCGGGATGGCTAAAGCATGTAACGATATGTATAACCAGTACGGTGAAGAAGGTGATCAAGAAAAAGCAGAAATTGCCTACTCTTTGCAAAAATATTACGAAACACAGTCCAAGTTTGATTCACGTAAAGATTCAGAAAATATAGAAGATTATGAAGGTAATGAAGGTATTGAGGATTATGAGACAGTGAATGTAACAACTGAGCGTTATCAAAATCAACAGCACTTAAATGTATCTACACATTCTACTAGTATGTACTTAACTGAGCAAACTAGTAAAGATAAGCGTAATAAAAAGCAATCTGTAAATACTGTTAGCTTCAAAGAGCGTTATAAACCAAAGACAAGTCAGCAGCTTGACGAGTTAAGACGATACGGACTTTAATATACATAGGACAACATACATAAAAAAAGAGGCATCGTACGATGCCTCTTTTTATTGTTACTAGTAATTAGATCTTCTTACAGCCTTTAGCCATATAGACTTCATTCAGCTTATCCTGCTGTACATACTGGATAGGGTCCTGATACCCAGCATCAATAAAGCCTTTTACTCTCATACTAGATGAGGGTGTAGTAGCATCAGCTAGACCGTCCTTACGATTAGAGTAACAAGTCCATGTCTTACTAAAGTCTACTCCTAATCTTACACCTTCTTCGACGATAGCCTCTTTACTCATAGTGAGTAACGGTGCTTCTATTTGAATACGATTCTCTCTATTAAGAGCAATTAGAGCATTCATTGAGTCAACGAACTCAACACTACCATCCCAATAACCTGCCAATGAATCAACCTCCGCTGCACCATACCATACTGTATCAGCACCTTTAGACTCTGCGTATGCGCAACCAATAGTATTAAACAATTGATTACGGAACGGTACATAACTTACCGGTTGAGCATCACCTGCCATCTTACTAATATCGGGGTTATCGATATCTGTATTAGTAAGAGATGATGTAGGTGCTAGGTGTTGAATAAATCGAACATCAGCAGTATAGTGATCCACTGCTATATCCGGAAACTTACTTTTCATCGCATCAATCTGATGCTTTACACAGTCAAGCTCACGCACATGACGTTGACCATAATTATAAGATATAAGGTGAATTTCCTTAAATCCCCTATCAGCAGCCATATGCAATAGCACTACACTATCCATACCACCGCTTATTGATAATACTAATTTTTTACTCATTTACAATACTAGTCGTCATCTGAAATAAGGTCTGATAACGGCTTTGGTTTAGGTTTTGCTTCTTCAACTTCATCTGGCAGTTCTTCTTCCTCTTCATTAGAGTAAGACCACGCCTTACCAATACGTTCTTCTACTACTGGTAGAATAGTATTTTCCCAAAGTTCCTTATCCTTACGCCAGTTCTTATAATACCCCAACTTCTTACCATCTGGTAGCTGGTATGTTGCACCTGTACTAATAACAGCACCAACACCAACAGCTAGATCGATCATACCGAAGTATCTATCCAGTCCAGATGCAAATGATAGATACATTTCACCTTCTAGGTACTGTTTAATGAATCGATTCTTACGAGTAAGAGCTCTAATAATGATACCTGCATAGTTTTTCTGAGCTACTGCAGTTTCACCATCCATAGTCTTACCACCGTCTGACTTAACCGGCTTTCGCGCTAGTTGAATTGTAACTGATGGTAGATATACACATGATTTACCACCTGGCATGTTCTTTTCAATAGAAGGAAACAACGCTGCTGGGTTATCATAAACGTGATTAGTACAAAGAATAGTAGTCTGAGTAACTGCCCCTAAATTAGTACAAGTCTGCATTAATGACTTCATAGCACGAGCATTTGTACCCATATCTGTTGATGTACTATCCTTACCCATACGGGCTAGAGATAGCTCTGATTGTAAATTACCAAGTGAATCGATAGCTATAATAAACTTACCTTCAAGTCCTTTCTCTTTTACCGAGGTAAGGAACTTATACAGCGCATTACGTGTTTGTTCGATACTAATACAAGGTACATACTTAACATTACTAACATCAAGACCGAGTCGTTCAGCTCCTTCAGGGTCGATAGCGTTTTCAGTATCGAATATAACAGGAATTAACCCTTCTTTCTGAGCAGCTGCTAGTATTTTCATTACGAATAACGACTTACCAGTCATTGATTCACCAGCTAACATAGTAACTCGACCTTTTGGTATACCACCATGAATCGAGCCTGAGACAATTGCATTGAGAACATAAGAACCGGTATCGATCCAGCCACCGACGCGGCTTAATGTACTATCAGATAGATAGGTTGCAAACGGATTAACGCTATCGATATCATCGAGAGCTTTTTTAACGTCTTTTTCCATAAATTTATTATATCATAAGATAACAAAACCTCCAGAGAATATTCCCTGAAGGTTTAGGTCAATATAATTTATTTTACTCGTCAAATAGTTTAATTACTTCCGGTTCTGCAGCTGCATCAGGTTGCGTTACTGGTGGTTGTGGATTATTAATGTTATTATACTGCTGAATAATACGATCATCGAGTTCAACATCAGATTGTACGATAGATGATTTAGTAAACGTCCAATTGTTCTTTTCTTTATCTGTTAAGAACTCCATAAAGATATATGGAAACGATTGAACCTGTAGTTGACCATTTTCTGGGTTAGGTTGTGTATGGATAATAACCGGGTTATTAAGAGTAACTGTGGTGTCTGTCTCTTCAACAGACTTACCGACAACTGTCCTACCAATATGATCGTTAATTGTAATAATATTTGACATACGTATATAATAGCTGAGGTTTTTCGGTTTTCAACTATTGTTTTTTAATTTTTTTGAACTAATTAACGTATATGAGCCCTTATAAAGGTAAGACAGTGTTTGTTCAAATAGCAGCGTATAGAGATAAGGAACTTTTACCTACTCTTAAGGATATGTTAGACAAGGCTGACGAGCCTAATACTTTACATATTTGTATTGCTTGGCAACATAGCAAACAAGATGAATGGGATCAGCTAGATGAATATTTACTTGATGATAGGTTTACTATAATTGATTTAGACGCTGCTAAATCCAAAGGAGCGTGTTGGGCTCGTAATTTAATACAGCAAGAATATAAAAAGGAAGATTTTACGTTACAGATAGACTCACATACCAGGTTTGTAGAAGGTTGGGATACTACTCTTAAGAATACATTCTACTCTTTACAGTTATCTGGTGTTAAGAAGCCTTTACTTACTGGATACTTACCATCTTATGATCCCGAGACAGAAGAAAAGCTTAACGAGCCGTGGAGATTGAGATATCAACGCTTTGCACCAGAAGGACCACTACACACTATACCGGAAACTATACCTGATTGGAAAGATCATACTGGACCAGTACGTGCAAGATTTTATTCTGCTCACTTCTGCTTTACTTTAGGTAAGTTTTCAAAAGAAGTACAGCATGATCCTAAATTATATTTTCATGGTGAGGAAATAACTATCGGTGTTAGAGCCTTTACTCATGGTTATGATTTATTTCACATGCATATACCTATCATGTGGCACCATTACCACAGAAGCGGTAGTTCAAAACATTGGGATGATCATAAACAGTGGGTAAAGCTAAACAAAAAGTCATACGCGCGGGTACGTAAGCTGTTGGGTGTTAACGATGAGAAGTTTCAACCTAATGAAATTGGTATACATGGTTTAGGTAAAGTAAGATCCTTAGATGACTACGAGAAATATGCCGGGGTACGTTTTAGAGATAGAGGAGTTCAGCAATACACGCATGATAATTTTTACCCACCTAACCCTATACTTAAAAAGGGTTATGATGAATCTTTCTTAAACATGTTTAAGTTTTGTGTTGATGTAAATAAAAGCAGTCTTAACGGTGAAGAAGATTTTGTGTTCTGGGCGCTAGCTTTTGAGGATAAAGATGGTAATGAAATGTACAGAAAAGACGTTACTGATACTGAGATTAAAAATTCTTATAATAGTGAGACTGACGCTTATCAAATTTGGCGCGAGTTTACAACAAAAGAACTACCCAGTAAGTGGGTAGTGTGGCCTCAATCTAGAGAGAAGGGATGGATGGATAGAATAACAGGAATTATTCATAATGAATAAACAAAATATTTTAAATCCATACACCGGTAAGACTATTTTCGTACAAATAGCAGCATTTCGTGATAGAGAGCTTATACCTACTTTAGCAGACTTGTTTGATAAGGCTCATGAGCCAGAAAATTTACACGTTTGTGTATGTTGGCAGCATTCTGAAGAAGATGATTGGGATAAAATAGATAATTTTAGTCAATGGGGTGATAATATCGAAATTATAGACATTAACGCAGATGATTCGAAAGGTGTTTGCTGGGCTCGTAACTTAATACAACAAAAATATAAAAGTGAAGACTTTACTTTACAATTAGACTCACATCATAGGTTTGTAGAGGGTTGGGATACAGAACTTAAGAATGAAATATTACAGCTACAGCTACAAGGCTATAAAAAACCTTTACTTACTGGATATATAACATCTTATCATCCATCTTTACCTAAAAAAGAATGGGGTCAAGAGCCATGGCAAATGATGTTTGATAGATTTACCCCTGATGGTGTGGTGTTTTTTAGCCCAGCACCTATACCAGATTGGAAAAATAAAAAAAGCCCCATACCAGCTAGATTTTACTCAGCTCATTTTTGTTTTACTTTAGGTAAATTTTGTAAGGAAGTTCCTCATGATCCAAGATACTATTTTCATGGAGAAGAAATAACTATTGGAGTACGAGCTTATACAAAAGGTTATGATTTATTTCATCCACATAAAATTATAGCGTATCATGAGTTTACCAGAGATTATAGGCCAGACAAACACTGGGATACATATAGTGACTGGGGCAATCACAATGAAAAAACATACCGGCTTATGAAAGAGCTGCTCGGGATAGATGGAGAGAGTTGCAATAAAAAAGAAAAGTATGGTAAGTATGGTATTGGTAAAGTTAGATCAATTACTGATTGGGAAAACTACGCTGGTGTAAGATTTTTAGATAGAGCGTTACAACAAGAAACTTTAGATGGTTTACCACCTTCTAATACCAAGAAAGGTGACTGGTGTCGATACTTTAAACATTGTATTAATTTAGATAAATCTAACTTTAACTGTGATAATATAGAGTTTATAGCAGTAGCGCTGCATAATGACGATAATGAAACCTTATTAAGAAAGGATATAATAGGGGATGAACTGTCAGTAATGCTATCTAGAGATAATTTACACATTTGGATAGAAGGTGAAGTTACTGAATTACCCACATACTATGTAGTTTGGCCGTTTTATAAAAATACTAAATGGGGCCAAAGATATACTGGTAATTTATAATAAATCTTTAAAGTGGTCTTATTGGATATTTAGGGTAATATCTTAATGTATTAGAAACATTGGTTTGATTATATAAACAAGAGAAAGATAAGAAAGCGGAAAACCAATTAGCAATCCTATATATTTTTTTACATTTAGACAATAAATACATATCGTATACTGTTTCTTTTAATATTTCAAATAATTCATCGTCATTAATTAATAATCCCCTAATACTATCGTGCACGTTAGGGAAAACAAAGTCATTAATGTAGTAATTAGTGTATTTACTATTTTTTAAATATTCCTTAACTAGCAATTTATTAGTTGAAATAAATACTAGTTTATCATGATTTTCTTCTAGAATATTATTTATTTCTAATTTGTAATTTTCTAAATCAGATTGAATATTATCCTCATTATCTGAAGAGAATGGTCTATAATGTAATCCGATAAAGTCATCACCTAACTCTTTAGATTTTAATTCACAATATTTGGTTACCTCATCACTAAATAAGTTAATTTTTGGTAAATCATCTCTATAATACCAAGAATATTTTACGTGTTTAATACTATCTAATCTACTGCTCTTACTATCAACAAATACAGTATGAATATGCTCATAGTTATATACCTTAATTAAATCCTGACTTAAATCACCATTAACTTTTTCTAGACCACCTGCTACAATCTCCACATTATCTAACAAATCAAATTTGAAAACTCTCTTAAATATGTCTCTATCTTCACCATTTGCTTTATAAGGACTTATACCTAAATCAATAATAGTTTTAACTTCGTAACCAATCTTTTTTAATTCCTCTTGTAAATAAATTATTTGATAAAGATTGGTATACATATCCCCTAAACCACTATTAAAGCCTGCAGTTATAATCGATTTCATATTTTAAAATTTAAGATATCGTGCCATATCATGTAAAAGGGTTTATATGGATTTTTACTACTATTCCATATTCTATAATGATGATCATCATGTTCTCCACCTACAGATGGATCGTATTTATCAAAGGTTAATGCTATTTTTTCTTTGTCTGGAATTAAATCATAGGATGGCTTCATTAAAACTTCCTCAGTACATAAAGAATCTTTTTCTAGCATTTGTTTAGCATAACTCCAAAAAAGATTTATATATTTTTTAAATACTTTAACATCACCCCCAAACATTCCTCCAACAGGGTATGGTGATTCAAAAGATTGAGATAATATACCGTTTTCTTGAAACGGGTATCCTATCTGCGGACCATGAGAGCAAACAAAAGCTAATTTATTATTACACATTAGGTCGAGCTTTGTGTATATATTACTATCAATTAATTTTGAAAAATTAAAAACATCTAAAGTATTCCACCAGTCTCTTGGTATACCAAAATTTGCTATATTAGGGCTGTATACCTTAGAATACATCCAAGGAAATAGACCTGGGTATTGTAATCCTGCATCTACCCAATATACTCTATCGAATCCTTCAAGCTCTCGTTCAAGTACATCAAATTTTCCCCACATAATTTCAGGCCCTCTGCCATCTAAGTCCGGATCAAAATTTTTATTTCTAATGTCATTTATTTCTTTATGAAATTTAACATCAGCTAATTCTAGTATCTTTAATTCAAGATTAGTTAAATTAAATTTTAATTTAATTTCTGTTAATTCCTTAAAATTTTTTTGATGGGTATAACAAACTACGGGTAAGTTACTACCAATACAATGTGAAATTAAAGACCCTTGATACCTAATTTTTCTAATTGGTTTCGCTCCTTGAAAAGGGGTACCTTCACAATCCATCCAATATGCGGTAACTATTTTTGTATTCATTTTTTATTTCTTAATAATTCCAATATAAAATATTTATTTAAAATCTAATATGATAATCACCAAGTTTAGTGTAAAACCCGAAACAATCTTGTAAAAAGTTACCAAACACACCTGCATAGTTCCATTTCATTCCTGCTTCTAAAGCTGATACACCAATTTCAAACCCATCAGGATAACTTCGAATATCATTATGAATGGAATACCATAAAAATTGCTCCCATCTTTGAGCAAAAAATTTTAATTTATAATTATTCTTAAATACCAAACATTGCTCATTTACAACATGCGCTTCATCCCATTTATCATATTCTAATATACCGTAATCGTAAATTTTATCTCTATAGAAACTATTTTCAGGATCACGTCTACCGTCCCCTATGGCTGCAGGTCTTTCAAATACAAAATCAAATCCTTCAGTTTCCATATAATTTAACATATTTAAAATTTTCTCTTCAGAAAATCCCTTTTCTATAATCCAATCACCGTCTGTAAAGATTACATAATCAAATTTTTTAAACCCTGGATCTGACTCTAGCATTTGTTTTTCATTAGATAAAACATGTTTAATTGATAAGCACTTATAATTTAAATGAAAACTAAACCCACCTCTAGAATCATGTAGGCTTTGCAACGACTCCCTATTAACGTGAATCCTTTCTCCTAAATCAGGAAAGTTAGGATTGGTTGTTGTTATAAAAAATTCACAATTTTGAGTTTTATCTCTTAAACTTGTATATAATTTCGCGGTTAATTCTTCATACGGTTCACCGACTGCTAAGGTTGTAAAACAATATTTCATTTTATAAATTTATCTCGTTTAGATAGTTTAAACACTGTACCCCGCTTGGCACAGTTGGCTTATCTTCTTCATCTAATTGCATTCCAATAAAAAAAGTTTTATCATCTCTTGGTATATAATTCTCTTCACTGTCGTAACCGCAATAAAATACATTGTCTTTATCTATATTTTCCATATAAAATTGTAATATTGTTTGATCTGATCCCCAACTTAATTCGTCGTTTTTAATAAATTTATTAAAGTGTTGCTCAAATAAATTTATTTTACGTTTAATACCAAATAGTCCACTTGGAACAACTGACTGCCAGGGGTGGTCCCTTATTATGAAATAATCGTTATCTGTTTTCAACCAACTATTAATATAACTGACTTCTCTAAGACTAAACCTACTATCTAAGTCTCTAACAATAGATGGTGTATCTTCTAGGAAACTAAAGAATCTCCAAAAATAAGGAAAATGAATTGATTTTATTCCGCCCATAGTTAAATCCTTAACGTTAATTAAGTTCGCACCTAATTCTGATAATATCTTAATATACTCTGTTAGGATAAAGTCACTATGATAATATATTCTTATTTCCCAGTCAGGTAAAAAGGAATTAATTTCTGTAGTATTTTTTACTGCGCCAATATAGTACTTCATATCGGTACCAAATAATGTGAATGATACTATTGGTTTCATTTTTAAGCTCTTAACTTTGTGACATATCTACTTATTATATATTGATTTATTTGCAATAAAAGTTAAGTAATTTAAATGTTTGTAAGTGACAATATAACTAGAAAATCAAATTTAGATATTGACGATAGTCTCTCAGCTTATCTAAATCATACATGTCAACAAAACCCTAATTGTTTCGAAGAGTTCTACAAACTTCTAGTATTAAAAAAGCCTAAACGTATAATTGAAATTGGTACCTCCCAAGGTGGTTTAACGACATATTTAAAATATATGTGTGATGCGTTAGATTTAGATACCCAAATAAGAAGTTATGATATAAATGAATATCCATGGTTTGATTCTATACGGGAGCAAGGAATTGATTTACGTAAAGAAAATATTTTTGAGTCGAACTACACCGGGCTGAAAAATACCGCGGTGATTGATTTTATACAAGAAGATGGTGTTACTATTATATTGTGCGATGGTGGTTCTAAAATAAGAGAATTTAATATTTTATCAGAATATATTAAACCTCTTGATATTATTATGGCTCATGATTATGCTTTTGATAGTGATACTTTTACAAGAACTATTAAGGGTAAATTTTGGAATTGGCATGAAATTTGCGAAAATGATATTAAAGATTGTAGTGATAAATTCAATCTTAAATCTTTTATGCAGGATGGATTTACAAAAGCAGTTTGGGTTTGTAAAATAAAGGCAGAAGACTAGTATTATGTCAAACAGTAATATAACATTAGTTACCGGTCTATGGAATATTAATAGAAATGGTAGAGATTTTAATACTCATTATATAGAAGCATTTAAACGATTTCTAGATACCCCTCTTACATTATTTATTTATATTCAAAAAGAATATGAACATATAGTATGGGAGAAAAGATCACCAACTAACACTCAAGTTCGTTTGTTTGAACTTGATGATGTTAAAAAAATGTATGAACCGTTTTGGAATAAAACTCAACAAATAAGACAAAATGCAGAGTGGTTGGATAGAGCTGGTTGGTTAAGAGATTCTCCTCAAGCTGCTTTAGAGATGTACAATCCTATAGTTCAGTCTAAAATGTTTATGCTTAATGATGCAACTCTTATGAGTTCGTTTGATACAGAATTTTACTACTGGGTAGATGCAGGTATAACTAATACCGTACCACACGGACATATAGCACACGATAACGTATTAGCTGAATTACCTAGTTTTAGTAAACCATTTTTATTTCTTAGTTTTCCATACCGTGCAGAAAACGAAATTCACGGTTTTGAATATCAAGCTATGAATCGTATAGCGCAAGAAGAGGTTAAGTACGTGTGTCGAGGTGGTATATTTGGAGGTCAAAAACAAGCTATTAATACTGCTAATGCTACATATTACTCAATACTACAAGATACTCTTGCACAAGATTTAATGGGTACAGAAGAGAGTATATTTACCTTAATGTCTTATCATGAACCTGATTTCTATAGGAGATACGAATTAGAAGAAAATGGTCTTATAGTTAAATTTACTCAAGCAATAAATGAAGGGACAGTTACAATTACTGAACGTAAAGGTACTGCTAATTTACCAGTTACTAATTTAGATGTCAGAGAGGCTAAAACAAATCTATATATGTTAACTTTTAATTCTTCAGAACAGGTATTACATACTATAGAATCGATGAAAAAAACTTCTGAGTGGTTGTCATTACCTAATTTATACTTACTTGATAACTCAACCGACAATAACGTAAAACTGCAAAACCAACAGGTAGCTAAAGACTGTAATTTTGAGTATATTGATTTATTTGGTAATACCGGTATTTGTGGAGGTAGACAAGCAGCTGCAGATCATTTTCATAAATCCGATGCAGATTTTATGTTTTTCTTCGAGGATGATATGACATGTAATCCTCCAGAATTAGAAGGTCAATTTTGTAGAAATGGATTTAGAAACTATATACCAAATCTATACAACACTGTACATAAAATAATGCTTGAACATAAATTCGACTTCTTAAAGCTTTCCTTTACAGAGGTATATTTTGATAATGATAAGCAATGTTCATGGTATAATGTGCCGCAAAATATACGTACAAGAGATTGGCCTAATTATGATAAATTACCTATAAATGGTCTTGATCCCAATTGCCCTAAAACTAAATTTAATCATATTTATAATACGGATGATTTGTCCTACATAAGTGGTGATGTTTACTACGCGAACTGGCCTATGATAGTTAGTAAAGAGGGTAATAAAAAGATGTTCATTGATACAAAATGGGCTAGCCCAAATGAGCAAACTTGGATGTCATATATATACCAGCTTACCAAAGAGGAAAAAATAAGACCAGCAATATTGCTGGCCTCACCTATCTGGCATGATCGTATAAAGTACTACCAGCCAGAAGAACGAAGAGAAAACTAAATAGTAATCTTTTTAGCTAACTCTTCACACTCTTTAACAGCCTCTTGCGCTTGCTTCGATAAATATGTTGACTTGTCAGAAGCGTGTACGAGCGTTTCTCTATATGTAAGGAGGATACGGCGCGCTGCTTCGATAATAGGTGAAGCTATTTCACCATCACCAGGATCGTTACCTTCAGCAACTCGCTTAATGATCTTTAAAATTTCTGCTGTGCCACGTGCACGTCCTCGCCAATATGCTGGGTGAGCTTTTTGCGTACCATCATCTGCTGGTCTATCTAGGTAACTTGATTCTGCCATGATACTACTTATACCCTTAAGCAAATAAATCAAATAGCTCTACTTGAACATTATCAGATGGTTTACGTATAGTCCAGTTAACGTTATCATAGAAACGCTGAATAGACTGGAACAGAATTTTCTCAAACATCTTCTCATAGTCCGGTTTAAAAATATCAGCAAATTCCAAAGGATAATCATACTTAAAGCCAATAGTACCCAACCCAAACTTATTAGGTTGCTCAACATACATATAACGGACTTTGTCTCCTGAGCTGATTTCTTCATATTTGTTTCCAGTATTTAGTTTCTCTAGCATCATATTGTAGTAATAAGCAGACTTAGCATGAATAGGCATACCTTTACCAGTTTCGAATCCCCGACACTTAACAGCATGCTTTTCATATCCACGAACACCCATAACGAATGCAACTTCTTCTGGTTCCAACGACTTGAATGTATCATACGTCTCGTTCAAGACAGCATTGGTCTCCTTAAGAGACTGCGTTGTCAGCATGGTCTCGATGATCTTCTTTGCATACGGTTTGATTGCATTAGGCATGGTTGTACGTACAACCTCCACACCTGTGTACTTAAACTTATTTTCTTTGATACCTTCGTCATCAAGGATATGCATTACATATCGCTTCTTCTGCAAGAACACTCCTATATCTGCAATACATTCACGCTTGAATATAAAGCGGCTATCTTTAGTTAATAGAGCTTTTCTTGCCCAGTTATTAATACCTTCGTTTAGAAAGTCTTCAATATTTTGAATCTCGTCATATGTCTCTTGATGTATATCTTCACCATCCCAGAACTTAATAAGATCATTTTTAACTAGCGGTGCGATAGAAGCATACGAACTATCTGTATCGTTATAGATGATGCACTGATCTAGATCGTAGTTTGATATATCGGGTATTTTACCTTTAATATATTCTTTGATAAGTTCGTTAGAGTACTTAATAACAGCTTGACCAGTTAATGTTACTGATGCAGCAATGTCGTCATCACCAATTGGTGCTCGTTTATTACCCATATATCCATAACATGAGTTAATCAAAATCTTAATAACCATCTGCTCAGTATTAAGTCGTTCGACCTCATACTTAAGCTCTGTATTATTAGGATCCTTCTTAAGTTTCTGCTTATACTTAAATAACTTCTCCTTAATAACGACGCGCTTGTTGTAATAGTACTCTAAAAACTCTGGTATAATACCTTTCTTCTTTTGCGAAAATAATATACCTGCTTTAGATAGAGCACAATCTTCGTCTTTAAGGAACTTTGCAAATGCTGGTTTATCTAAACTGAACTGCTTACCAGATACATGCTGTATAACAACTTTATCTTGCAGGGTATCGATTTTACCTATCTTAGTTTCCGGTGACGTATTGAGTGATATCATAACGTTCGGGTATAGAGAGTTTGCATCGAAAGATACAATATGTTCTTTGAAGCCTGACTTCGGCTCTGCAACATAAGCACCTGGATTCTTACCTTCTGCTTCAGCCCTTACAAACGTAGAAATAATTTCACCACGTTTTCGAGCTCGTATACAAAGCGCGCCGTTAATCACCTGAATAGTACCCATAGCACCTTCAAGAGTAGTTAAACCAACATACGACAGCATACGTAATAGGGGCATATACTGAAGCTTCTCTTCCAATCTTACGAGAAGGTTAACGTCTTGAATGTTGTAATCGATAAACGTATTCCAATCTTCTTCAGATAACTGAGCAAGGCTCATACCCCCGTAGTCAACCTTATTCTCACCAAGCTCTAATTCACCAATAGCATCGAGTTTATATGACTCACGTAACTTTAAGCAAAAGCGTCTGTAAATATCTAAAAAGTCTAAGCATGCAATACCGTCAATATAGTAACGCTTCTTCTCTTGACCGAACTGACCACGCATCATCCTAAAGAATACGTTACCTACCGGTGACATACGCTTTACGTATTCGTTACCTAAGATGCGCTCCATCCGGTTAATGATATAAGGAATATCAAAACCTTCACTGTTCCAACCGGATAGGATATCTGGATAATCGGCTTCTAAATATTCTAAGAACTTAATAAAAAGCTCTCGCTCACTATCACAATGCACGTATATAAGATCGTCGCGGCCAGTGCCCGTGTAAGGCTTTAACCCGAACGTATGAAACTTCTTACTAAAGTTATCGTAACAAGTTATAACGTTTACTGTATGAGTAGGGTCGTCAATATCCGGAAATGAATCAACAGAAAAGGTCTCAATATCTAAAAAACAACACTTAAGAGGGTGCTCACTAAACTCAGGCTTTTCGTTCTCTTGCCAGAACATATCAAGCAAGTATTGCTGCGCTACGGGCGTATTTTCGAAAACCCTTTTGACTCCTGAGTCAGTTAAGAACCTGCTTCGGTTATATGAGTTATTAAACTTCTTCTTCTTAAGTTTGGTACCATAAATCGATGTCTTATCCCCTCGAGGATCTTCTGTATAGAGATAAGGCTCAAACGAAGAGTTGTATGAAATACGATTACCATCTTCATCCCACGTAAAGAGAGTAATTACACTCTCACGGTTATTGTATATTACGTTTCTATATGACATCTACGTCATTATTATAGCATAGTTCCTTATTGCCACAACGGTATATATTTTCTTTTTGGATCACCAAATTCTGTATTTAACGCTTCAAGATGTGAGCCGATGTTTGGTTCTAATTCCAAAATACGGTTCGCGCCAATCTCTCGTAATTTATAAACGTTCTTGTAATACTTTGTACGGTTCTTCCAATCGAGAATTGAGTCTACTTTATCAGAAAGCTCTTGTACTGATCCAAACTTTAAACTATCAGGTGCAGTATAGTATGTTTCCATATCTTGACACAAGCAAGGTATCCCTAAATTACACGCTTCAATAAATTTAATATCTGATTTAGCTTTATTGAAGCTATTATTCTGTAGAGGTGCTACCATTAACTGAGCATTAAGATTAGCAATAAATTGAGGGTATTGCAATAAATTTTGCCACCTATAAAATTCAATCTTACCACTAGTTACTAAATCAGCTAGTTGTGGTGGATAAGCGCCAACAAACACCCATTGATATTTATCAACAGTTGCACGTACATAGTCTCTTACACCTTCAAAATCATCCTTACCCCCAACCTTATTATCTACATCATAATGTGCTCCAGATCCTGTGTACAAAATACGTGGCTTCTTTTTATTTTTATCAAAAGATTCTACAACTTTACGACCATTAAATTTATTACCCATCCAAAAGTCTGGTACAAAGTTTGGTACAACACTTATCTTATCTTGACCAGTACGCTTCTTATACAAGTCTCTCATATAAGGACAAGTAACAGTAACCTCATCAACCATATTGATCATCTCGACACAATTAGATCTTATCTCTTCCGTATCAAAGGCGAACTTAAACTTATTATAGTCAGGTATATCCTCCTTAAACACTACATCATCAACTTCGTAAATAATTTTAAATCCCGCCTCTTGTTGGATTTGTTTAAGGAACTTTAAAAATTGTAATTGTGAGGACGAAGCTTGTCTTTGTAATTTAATTGCCTTAATGCCTTTATAAAACCGTGGATCAGATACCATCGCTGTTAGAGAGTGGGATATACCAACACCAGTAGCGTTTATAACCTGCTCTGGCCATAGTATACGCCAATGCCCGCAGCCAGATAAGTCTGCAAGATAATTAAGATATCTTGGCATACCTGCTTCTTTTGGTTGAGGTTTTTCTACCTTTATTTGAGGTGATTGAGGAAAAGGTGACACAAACGGTGATTGTGGGAATGGAGATGGGTTAATCATTCTTATATAATTATGTTAAATTTCCTTATAATCAATCCGATGAGTAATACCATTTTCCTTTTCAAGCCAAATAACTTCACCTGTAACTGCTTTAATGGATTCTTTTCTATGTGATATAACTATCGAGCATTCATCGAGTTCTTCAACTCTATCTTGCAAAATTTGTGTAATAAGCTCAATACCTTTCTCATCAAAAGATGAATCAAACAGCTCATCATATATAGCAATGTTATATTTAACACCGCCTTGCATCCGTCTAATATCTGCAAAGGTAAATAAACATGCTAGATCAATAGACTTTCTTTCTGCTCCAGAGAAGTTAAAATACGAGCAAACTTTATTCTTCTCGTTAAGAATTTCTTCTTCAAAGTATTCGTTAAAGATACATATAGAGTTTGAATCCAATCTACGTAAATATTGTAGTAGTTTATTGTTAAGTAGCTCTAGCAACTTGTTAACGATATATGACTTAACACCTTCTTCTGATACAACATACTTAACAATATCTAGCTTTGCTAAACGCTCGCGAAGTTCTTTTACCTTGAGTTGTAAAGCCTCTAAATCTTTATTTGTACTCTCTATTATTACATCTATATCAGTCTCGGTAATGTTTACTGACTTTATATCTTCACCTAGCTCAGCTTGCCACTTATTAAGCTGATCGATACGTAAATTAATATTTTCTTGCGCTTGTAAGTCTAACTTAATCTGTGAAAGCTCCTTGGTACTACCTGTAATAGCTTGATTAACGCGTAACTTAATATTCTTAGCTTTAGATAACTTTTCTTGTACAATCTTTATATCTCCAACCATCGCCTCAATCTCTTCTTTGAGGGCTTTTCTTTCGATTTCAATATGTTCCGTATCATGATCTTCAATATTCCGAAGACAAACAGGACACTTTTCATCTGATGTACCAATCTTTGCATATGATGTTTTTGTATGAGTTACTTCTGCCTTTTTAGTGCTTATATCTTCAATAAGATCACTTATCTTTTCATCACAAATATTTAGTTTACCTTCATACTCTTTTATACTCTCTTTTACATTATTTATATTATTTTTATCTACAGAAACTGTTTGGGTCTTAAGATTACTTAGTTCCGTTTCATTCGACTCTTTACGTTCGAGATATAATGCATGCTTTTCTTTACGACGCTCTAGAATTTTTGTACGTTGGTCTTTATAGTTGTTACAGCTCTTACTTACCTCCTCTAAACGGGTAAATTCTGTATCATGCTCTCGTTTGATATCGTTATATTCACTTCTTAGATGCGATAACATCTGACCAAATACTTCCATACCAAAAATATCTTCGATAAACTTACGCTTCTCGATTTTATTTTTCGCCATAAAGGGGATCGCATTGTTAACTGTCATAATAACACAGTTCTGAAAGATTGAAGGTGTTGCGCTTGTTACTTGACTTATGTATTTGTTTGTATTAGATATACTATCACGCGTCTTATCAACACCGTCCTTAAATACAAACACTTTTGAGGGGTTAAGATGTCTAACTATCTTATAATTACTAACACCTTTAGTAGATTTAAGCTCGAAATCTAACTCTACATGTGTTCTACCACCAGTGATGTTATTAGGTATAAGATCTTTCTTAAGCTCACGTAACGTATCACCAAATATAGCAAAATAAATAGAATCAGCTACTGTACTCTTACCAATAGCGTTTCTACGGTCTGGTTTATCGCGATTTGCGCCTGTTATAACATGCAAACCTTTTGTAAACTCTATTGTTACAGGATCTTCTCCAACAGATAGAAAATTTATAATGCTTACCTTTTTAAAGTTTACTTCTTTCATATAGACCGAGAGTATAATCAATTATATCTTTTTTATTGTCAATATCAAGCATGTTTAC